CCGGTCTTTCTCCGGCTGGTGGCCTTGTATCACGCTTCCCTCACTTTTGCATCTTTTCGTTGAAGTATTCAATTTTTTGATGCCTTTTTCCCAATTTTAGCGCCTGCTTTAAAAGCTGCAATCAACTGAGAGAGGAAGGATGCTTCATCGTTCTTATAAGCAGCCTGCATGATATGGTGAATGTCTGCCTTGCTCCCGGTTGCCGCAGGTTTCAAGTAAGGATGTGCTTTCATTCGATCATACCGTAAAGCATAGACAATCCCCTCCCTTAAAAGTTTTCGATGATCTCGCCGGAAAGCTGCTCCCACTTCTCGCCCATGCTAAGCGTTACGCCGGGAGTAATGCGCCGGTTGCCGCTGCCGCCGCGCCCGCTGCAATAGTTGGCGGCGGTCATCATACTGTCCCACGCTTTCAAGGTCGGTCCCGCGCCTTTGGCGCAATCCTGCGCGAGAACGGTTAAAGCAACCTTGTCTTTTCGGTCGCCGGCGCTGTCTGCTGCTTCCTTTGCATAGTGACCGATCAGCTTTAGCATGGTCGGGTTTCCGTCGTATCTGTCCGCAAAGCCGAAATAATCATCTACCGTCAGAACGCCGGTTTTCATCAGCTCCACGGCGTTGCTGTCAATGGCGGAAGGGTCGGCAAGGTTGCTTGTTTGCACTTCCTTTTCCAATGCGCTGCGGAGTTCTGCGGCCTTTGCATCGAACACCGACCAAATGCGCCCCGTTTCTTTGCGCAGGCTGTTTTCTGCCTCTTGGAGCTGAAGCGTGGCGATCTGCCTTTTCAGCGCGTCCGGTCCTGCGTCCTGCATGGCTTTTCGGGTCTGCTCTACTGCGTTATACGCGGCGGCGTATTCGTACCGTGCCGCCTTGAAAGCCGCGTCAAGTTCTTTTGCAAAGTGGTTGTATTTAGTAGACATTGGTATCCTCCGTTCCTGTGATTTCTCTGAAAACTGCGTAATACTCGCGGTTTTTACTGTCTCGGTTGCTTGCGTTTGCGCCCTCGCTGTTTCTTGCGATAAGCTCACGATTTTCACCCATGAATTGCTCAATCTCGCGGATAGCGCCAATGTTAGTCAAATCGCGGATCATTCGCTCGATTTTCAAAACTCGTGCCATATCCTGTTTGCTTCCTGTGAACGATCTTAAATAACTCATTTCGTTTTCCTTTCTGCTGCAAAGATGGTGCAGCGCCCGTCTTTATACATCATGCAGCTATCGCCGCAAGTCAAATGCGCAGGCATCGGGCAACGCTTTCCCGCCTGTGCTGTTCCCGGCTTGCATGTCTCGCACATAAGAAAGGCGCAATCTTCGGTGCAGCGGGGATATAGACCGCCCTTAAAGGGGCAATCTTTTCTTTGTGCGGTTGGCTCTTCCTGCATCTTCTTATAAATGACTGTTCCCATCGGCACTTCGCCCGCAGAGGTTACAAGGGTCGGCGCATACTCTCGGCATCCGCGCCCGAACTCGCGGTATCTTTTGCCGTGTTCATCAATTAGGGGGTATTCCCTCAAAATGTCCATGTGCTTCCTTTCAGTCCAAATTTGGACAGTTTTCATAGCCGTTGCGGAATACGCTGTCGGCCTCATAGCTGACTTCAAAAAGCGGGGTGTGATAGCCGCTGCTGTCCTTTACAAGCTCGCGGTTTGCATCGTCCAGCGCATGAAACGCCGGAATGATCTGCTTTTCCCATGTCTGCCTTTCAATGACCTTGAAGCAATGCGGGCAAGTGCCGGCATAGTCCCCATTTGTGACGCTTCGCCCGTACACTTCCCATGTGCCGCCGCAATAGTGGCACTTGATACGCATATAGCCCATGTTGAACCTCCTTTCTTTAAGCGCTTTGCCCTCGCTTGCGGTAAATCTCACGGTCTAACGCATAAGCGAGGCTGTCTATACTGTGGTTGTCCCTGTCGGGGAGAGAGGAAAGCATATTGCCGTCTTTGTCCTTTTCGTATTCGTAGTTTGCAAACTCCCGCGCCGCGTTTGGTGTCCTTGCAGGGTCAACCACAATGCGCCGGTGTTGCAGCCACTTGACACGATACGCCACGCATCCCGGCTCTTTGTGGCAAGCTCTGGCCTGCTTTAAGCCGTGGTCGCGTAGATCGGCTATGCTTTTCGGCTCTGCTGCATCGCAATAAATGTCGCTGTGATCTTGAAAGCATAAGCCGCTTACCGGGGAAAGGTAGCTGCTGCCTTTGGTGTCCCCCTCCACAAGCGGGGCGATTTCCTCCGCAAGCTGCCGGTTACTCATGCCGCGCTTGTAAATCTCGTTCAGAATGTAAATTGTCTCGTGCTTACGGTCATAGCTGCAACGGATAAAGCAAGCGGGGTCTGCCGCAAAGCCAAAGTCCACGCCGGAAAAGAAGTATTCCATGTTCGCCACTTCCTCGGCGGTGATCTCCCGCACTTCCAGCGCCGGGAATACCTCCGCGCCGGTGCCGGTCGCCTCGCCTAAGTATTCATTCCGGTATGCCTGCTCATTGACGGCCTCCAAGCGTTCAGCTTCCGCTATGAAAGCCTCGCCTAACCATTCGGCGGGTATGTCCTTATAGGTGGTGTGAAAGGTGATCCCCTGCGTGTCTGGCTCTGCAACAAACTGATTTGCCCAATTCGCCTTACTGATCGGCGGGTTGAAGCTGCGGAACACTTGCGGATTTGTCCCTTGCCCTCGCATGACCGATTGCAAAACATTTCGGGCGAAGTTCGGGCCGTTTATCTCGCTAAATTCTTCAAACCAACAATAGCGGAAAGTTCCACGCCTGGGCTTGATAGATTTTAGCTTGCTTGCATCGTCCAGCCCTCGAAAAAGGATCTGTGCGCCGGTCGGTCTGTATTCATACATCATCGGGGAAACGGTCGCTTTCCAGAGGTGGGAAACGCCCAGCATATCAATAGCCCATGCGATTTGAGAAAAAACGCTGTCGCGCATTGTCCCCGCCACTTTACGAAACACAATAGCGTTGCTCTGGCCTGTGGGGTCGCTCTGTATGCCGTCCACGATCTCAAGCGATACGAAAGAGCTTTTGCAGCTCCCGCGCCCGCCTGGAAGATTGTAAAAGCGGTGCTGCCCTGCTTTTATATCCTCGTGCAAAGGGAGATAGCACGGGGCTATGAAGTCCTCCACGGTGGCGGTGATGGTCATGCTATCCCGGCGCTGCTTCTCTGCCATTTCAAGGGCTGCTATGCGCTGTTCCAGCTTGTCCCGTGTTATCATTGCCGCATTTCCTCCAAAGCCGTTAAACGCTCTGCAAGGTCGTTTTGATCGGTCAAGCGCACGGCGTAATCAAGGGCGATTTTCGCGGCGTTTACTCTGGCGGCGGGGTTTATTTCCTCGTCCTCCATGACCGTCTGCAAGGTGGATAGCGCAGGCTCTAATAGCTGCTGCGCCCTGCGCGTTGCGTCCTGTACTACTCCGGCGAACGCTTCCCGGTATCGCTGGCAAAATTCGGGGTTTTCAAAATAGCGCCTCATGGTGCGGTCTGTGATCCCCGCTTTCTCTGCCGCCTCTAACTTCGTTTTCGAGGTCAAGAGCGCAGATAAGGCGCGTTCTTCATTGGGTGTCATTCGCTGCGCTCCTTTCCGATTTCTTCCGCTTTTTTCCGCTGGTAAAGCTCTATCCAGTTTTCAAGCGTCATGCAGACAAGCCACGGGGCGCGGTTTTTCCTCCAAAAGATAGCCGGTAAACCGTCCTTAAATTTGCCGCTGTCCCGCTGCGCCTGCTCGATCCACTCATAAAGGGCTTGCTTTTCGATGCGCTTGCACTCAATGTGTATGCCGTCAAGCCCTGTTAGATCGGGCGTGCTGCCAAAGCTCACGGCCTCGCCCGGCTGCACGGGGTAGCCGTAGCCTTGCAAGATACGGCAAAGCTCCAACTCCCCGGCGCGGCCTTTGCTTTGTGATTTTCTTCCGCTCGTTGAGTATCACCTGCTTTCTATAAAATAGTAGTGTCCCTGCGTCCCTGTAGGAGGGACACCATATATTTTTAATAGGGGAGAGGGACGAAGCTATTCTCCCGCGATACCGTCCCTCTTAGAGGGACGCAGGGACGGTGTTTTATAACAGATTTATTACTCGAATGCCTCTTGCGCCGTTCGATTTCACGCCCATCTGAACGCCAATACCATAACTTGAAAACAATTCTTCACGACGGGGAACGAGTTGCTTTCTGACTTCTTCGCCGGGGTTGTCCACAAAACTCCCATAAGCTGCCTTAATAAGCGTATCGTAAGAAAAGGTCTTTCCTTCTTGCTGACGCTCGGGCGAATGTTCGATGATCCACGAACAAATCGGATTGCCGCGCAAGTCCGGCTTGGTTTCGATGATTTCTTGCCACTCTCCGAACCGCTCATCAAAAACGAGGCTCATTTCGCCGCCCTTCGCGTCGCGTGGGGTGAATTCCATTGTGGCCTTACCGTCAAATCGCTTTCCGTCTGCAACGAGATTTATGACGCAGTCGCAGGAACCGGAAATACCCATTGTTCCGCTCAGGCGCTCGAAGGAATCGAGAGCGAGCCCAGCACCTTTTTTATCATGGTGAACGAACAGCAAAGCGATATTCTCTTCAAGTGCCATGCGCTGCACAGGTTCCAGTAGCATGATATCTGCGTCATAAGCGTTTGCACCGGGGGCCTTATAGCTGCCACGTGCGCGGCTATATGTGTCTACAATGATAAGGCGGATCGAGGGCCGTGCCCTGTGGAGCTGCCGCAGCTTGTCCACGAGCCCATCGGCAAGGCGCTCCGTGATGCTGTTGGTGACAAACACGTTTGACGGAATCTGCGTGGACATTTTCGCTGCGCGGAATGAGATGCGGCTCTTACTGCCCTCTAAATCGAGATAAGCTACATCGCATTTCGTGGTAGCGTGCCCAAGAAAGGGAGTGCCGGTCGCAACTGCGGACGCCATCTGCAGCGCCATGAATGATTTGCGAATCTTCGGCGCACCAGATAAAAAGGTCATTCCGCACGGGATCATGCCGTCAATGATGAACTCGGGCGGGCGGCGTTCTTCCTCGGTTAGGTCCGGGACGCTGTAGAATCCGAATTCCTCAAAGATGTCAGTGGGTGGGGCCGGTGTCCATTCCGGCGTTGTGGTTGCGAGCTCCGCTATCGCCTCACAGGTTTTTTCGTCACCAAGAAGAGCGATAAGATCGGAAATATCTCCATGCTCCGGAATCTCCGGCCAGACGGTCGAGAGGTCACAAAGTTGGACATGATCGGCGACACCATGCAGCGCGGCGGCGGTCTCCTCGGCGTAAGCCTTACCAACGGCGTCGTTGTCGGGGAAGATGAGCACGGTGCGGCCTTGTAACTGCTCAGTATATTCTTTCCGCCACTTGCCGGGGCCTGCACCATCTGCGCCGCTGGCGGCATCAAAGCCCAAACGATGGAGGTTGTCGGCATCCTTCTCACCCTCGGCGATGAACACGACATTATCCAGCGAACCGGCCACATAGAGGGAGTGCGGAACGCCCTGACGGTTGTAGATCCAGCCGCCTTTTCCGTCCGGCCGACGCCATGTGAAGGACTTGTCCGATTTCCGTAGCTTCTGAACGCTATTTGGATATTCGTACACGGACACGATTTGCGGGCGCTCGGTGGGCTTTGCTTCTGCATCGTAAAAGAGATCACGAGGCTTAATGCCAACACGGGCGATGATGTCGCGTGTATCACATCCCGCCTGGCATTTGAGCACCACGCCCTTTTCGCCTCGACCAATAGAGAGGCTTTGCTTCCGGTCGTCATGGCACGGGCAGCGGGCCATATATTGACCGTCGCCGCAGCGCTTCACGCCCTCAAAGTGCTGTAGAACTTCCAGAATGTCCGTTTGTCTCACCCCGCAGTCTCTCTAAAAGCGCCGGTACGTCGATGTAGTACGTCGGACCACTTTTGACGTGAGGAATGGTACCATTTTTGCAGCCATTCCGTAGAAAATATTGGCTCAGGCCGGTTGATTTGCAGGCCTCGGGAATCTTCTGATACGGTGTCATTATTGCGCCCCCTCGATAATCTCTGCGACGCTGACACCGAGACCGGCTGCCAGCTTACCGGCTGTGCGAGGCTCGCACGTCCCGCGCCGGATGATAGTGCTGATATTCTGCCGAGATACCCCGCATCTTTCAGCAAGGGCGGCTTTTGTCATGTCACGCTCGGCCAGAATTGATTCAATACGAATCGCGTTGATGGTCATTACATTCACCTCCTAAAGTATCCAAATCGTCTACCGTAACTTGATTATATCCGAAATGGATACATATGTCAATACCGAAATGAAAAATTGTTGACAAAATGGATACAGTAGGGTATAGTCCTATTAGGAGGAATAAACTTATGCAGGGAACGAACATAAAAGCGGTGAGACTGAAACGAGGGATGTCTCAACAAGAATTAGCGGACGCGATTGGCGTTACAAAATCCACCATTAGCAAATATGAAAAGGGACAAAGAGAGCCTAAATATAATGTATTAAGGGGAATAGCTGCGGCTTTAGGGGTCGATTGGACTGACCTCGTTCCCGCAGATGAGCAATGCGAGATCATTACAAAGCACATCGTAGAAAAA